ATTTGTATGGTATTACTACTTCTTCACTCGACCATTTCAAAATATTCACATTACCATCACACCAACGCATGAATTTCAGTTCCCATAAAGAGCGATATATCACCTTTGTGGGATCACCTTTATACTTTTTTGGGTTGGAAGGACGGAACTTCCCCTTATATGACATACATAGTATATACTTCCATCTATTTAGATGCCACATTCAAGAGTTTTTTCAAAAGATAGATTTTATTTAAGAACAGAGGAACTACTAAACCTCGGTGGGTTCGATAATGCGGTACCTGCATTTAATAATGTATATGATGTTTATATCAATTTCAATACTCAAGGTGGTAACCCAAATCTCATGCAGTTTCTGAAACAGCATGTATTGGTACCTGCCAACAACGTAATGAATGAACCCGGTGATAATCTAGCACTATTCTGTTCCGAGGCAGTTTTGCCCGGATCATCAATACAAACTGCTTCTGTAAGTGGTTTGAGACAAGGTGTAACTCAAAATTACGCTGTTTATAGGAGATACCCTGACTTCAACCTAACTTTTTATGCACAAAAAGATTACTTTACACAAGAAATATTCAATGCATGGTTAGAATATATCTCACCTATACAAATTGAAGATCGTAATCATGGGACTATCGCTAGACAAAGATCTAGAGACAATGCCTATAAAAAATTGAAGTATCCTAGATCATATAAGTGTGAAATGGAGATCACAGCATTCAGTTCTGATTTCTTGATGCCTGATTCAAGGCAGAATACTGAAAGAGGAGTAGATAAGAGAACTCCTAATTATATCACATATTATATGAAAAACTGCTTCCCTTCTAACATTATCGCTGCTCCATTAGCATATGGTAATGCTGAGTTGGTCAAAACCACAGTCTCATTCAAGTATGACTATTTCACTATAGATAGGGGTGCTAGAGTAGATGACGGAGACCGTAGTATAAGAGAAAAGGCACGAAAATTAATAAGTCCATTTATGCTTGCTATATAATATACTGAATTAGTAAATTATGCCATTACCAAAGGTTTCAACACCGGTATTTGAACTAGATCTTATATCATCCAACAAAAAAGTAAAATTTAGACCTTTCCTTGTAAAAGAAGAAAAATCACTTCTTATGGCATTGGAAAGTGGTGAAGATAAGACTATTATCAATACTTTGAAGAGTGTATTGAAGTCATGTGTATTGACTCGTGGAATAAAAATTGAAGATTTACCTAGTTTTGATCTTGAATTTTTATTTTTGAACATCAGAGGAAAGTCTGTTGGAGAATCTGTAGAATTGATGGTTACCTGTCAAGATGACGGAGTTACTCAAGTTCCTGTCACACTGCAGATGTCGGATATTAAATTAGATGTTCCTGATGATCACACTAACACTATTGAATTGGGTGATAATCTTCATATAAAATTGAAATACCCATCTTTCACACAATTTGCTGAAAATAACTTTTTAGTATCAAAAGTCAAAGATGATCAACTCATCGACAAGGCGTTTGAGAGTGTTTGTGATTGCATAGATCAAATTTTTACGAGTGATGAAGCATGGTCTGCATCAGACTGTACAAAGAAAGAATTATTGGAGTTTATAGAACAATTGAGTTCTAATCAGTTTCAACAAATCGAAACTTTCTTTACTACCATGCCCAAACTGGTTTATAAAACCAAAGTGAAAAACCCTAAAACTAAAAAAGATAATGATATTGTAATTGAGGGTTTATCAAATTTTTTCGCATAATGATGTATCATGAGTCTCTTGAGAACTACATTCAAAATAATTTTACATTACTACAACACCATAATTGGTCTTTGAGTGACATAGAGAACATGATACCGTGGGAGAAGCAAACTTACATAAAATTGCTTCAAAACTTCATAGAGAAACGAAACTTAGAGTACGAACAGACAAAAAATGGTTGATCAACCAAATCCAAGAATGATCATGAGGGGAGGTATGATGCTCCCAGAGGAGATGGTGCGTTCAAATACACCTTTGATTCCTACTAGGCAGCAAGAAAACCAAGCGGTTACTTCACAAGCAGTAGGGGTGCAACCTCTATCAAAAAGGATGTCGGCAGCGTATGATAAGTTTATAACAAAGGTAGAACCAGAGAAAGGTATACAAGGAAAGGATGCTGTTGCATTAGGTAGACTACTATTAGAAATAGAGCAAGTCAAGAATAATCTAAATTCTATAGCACAAGAGGTCACCAATGCTAATAGAAAGAAAGTAGAGTTAGATCTAAAAGAAAATGAATTATTAGAGGAAGAGACTGAAAGACTCACTGCTTTAGGTGCAAGTTTCAGAAACTTTAGACGTACTGCAGGCACTATTGCTGCTGCATTATCTGGAAAACAGTTTCTTGAGGGTGATCTTGGGGGAGGATTTCAGAATGCTGCTATCGCTGTGACAGCATTTTTACCAGAAATTATAAAAGTTGTCAGCACAGTAGTTTTAGGAAGGATGTTGTTGGGTGGTAGAGGTATGGGTGCTGCAAGAGGTGTAGCAACAGGTGGTGGTGGCAGAGGAGGTTTATTACCAATGCTACTAATGGGAGGTGGACTCCTTGCTGCAGGATCTGCATTAGGGTCAAGAGGTGGTGGAGATCAAAGAAGATTTGAATTAACAAAAAGACAAGCAATACCTCAATTACTTTCTAGAAATGACGTTAGAAGATTTAGATCATCTTCTACTAGGTTCGATAATATTCTAACAGGGTTATCAGGTAATAATGTGGCATTTAGACCAAAGACTGCACTTGAAGTGGGAGAAGATATAAAAGAACCCAAAGGATTCTTAGATACTGCAAAGGATTTTGGTAGTGGAATTGTTAATTTCTTCAAGGGAGACAGTAATACTAATGATGATAATGAAAATAAAAATAATAATGATGAGATTGCTTCAAATATAGAAGAAACCAATCTTTCAGAAAGTCTAGCTTTCTTAGATTCAGGTAAAGAATTCATAGTTGCACCTTCATCAGATTTTCTTAGTGGTGAGGTGGCAAGCAACTCTATGTTTGATGAATCAAAGAGTGGTGAAAATAATATTATTTCAGTAGGGGGAGAAGATAAACAAATTTCAAATGCCGGAACAGAATTTCCGAGTTCTAGTAATGTATATGTGAAACCTACATTTAGTGATAATAGTAAAATATCTTATATTCTTGAATACGGTGCAGGAGCAGTCATATGAACATAACAGCAATACTCAATAGAAGACCCTCATTATTAGTTTCTACAACGAAACTAACTTCTTTGGTTCTAAAGAACAATAGACAGGAAATTGAAGCAAAGTCTCTTTTATTGAAAAAAAGAGAAAAGGTATCTAAAGAAAGAATCAAAACCTTTAGACAATTACAGGCGAATGTAAATCGTAAAGATGGTACCTCTCTTGTGGGGGGTGGTCTTGCTACTGCAGGTGGTTTGTCACTACTAAGAGGAAAACAACCTACTAATAATATAAGACCTTTTAGGAGACCTATCAAACCGGGAAAACTCAGTGGACTAAGAGGAATTGGTGGTAGGATAAGCAGAGGTAGTGTTATAACTAACACACTCTTTGCAGGACTTGATTTTGCAAATAGAAAATCTGCTGGTCAAACTAATTTGCAAGCAGGACTCGGTGCAGGTGGCGGAGCAGTTGGTGGTATTGCAGGTGCTGCGATAGGACAGGCACTTATACCAGTACCCGTGTTGGGTGCTCTTATAGGAGGATTTATAGGATCATCTATTGGATCTGGTCTTGCTGATCGTGCTTCAGGAGTCACTGGTGGTGATTTCAGAAGAAGACAATTAGAACAGGAATCTATTAGACAATTAGGTAGGACAGAATTTACTGAAGGTTTGGATAGATTTGATAGTGCATTAGATAAGTTTAGAAAATATGATGATGATCTCAGGGGATTTATTTTACGTGCAACTGGCAATGATGATAAGAATCGTGCCTTTGCCCCCATAATTCCTAGACGAGGAGGTGGTGCTACTCAGGCACAGATTGATGCAGCATATGCAAAAGGTGTGAGCATGGGTGTCGGAGGAGTTGCTGTAGCAGTTTTAGGTACAGTTGTAGTAGTAAAGGGAGGTGCTGCTATATTGAGTGGTAGTGCTCTTTTGAAGTTGAAAGGACTTGGTGCCTTTATTCTAAAGAAAACTAAGGCAAAAGCATTATATGCAAAACTACTCAAATGGTATAAGGGATATCAGTTGAATAAAAGAATGATGAATGCTGATTTGACTAAAATTCCCGGTGTATCAAAGAAAGGTCAACTCATTAGAGAAGGTAATAAGATACTAAAACAAATAAAATCAGAACCTGTAAAACAACCAAGATTTACTAAAGAATCTCTTAGATTGCTTGATGAGGCACTCAAGAAGACTCAAATCAGAATTGACCCTAGTAAATCAGGTTTTAGGAAGTTTTATAAGAGTAAGAGACTAAGAGATATTCTTAGAAGAAGAGCTGATGATGAACGAATTCTGAGAGAGGGTGAAGCATTAGCGGATAGAATTGATTTGTTGGAACAGATTCGTAAAGTTCCCTTTGATGAGTTTGCAGATAGTGTGATAAAAAAATCAGAAAGATTGAAGATACTTGATTTTATCAAAAAGATCGATAAGGATATCATCAATAAAAATCTAAGATCCGATAATACAATCATCAAAGAGGGTGATAATTATTTTGCTAGTAACTTAGGAGGTAGCACCACCATAGTTGGAGGTGAACCAGATCCTTACCAAGCATCAATAAATACCATCAAGGCGTATAGTGAGTTGACGGCATAATGGCGACTTTTGCAAGAGGATCAACAATAGAAAAAATAATTGTCAGAGATCCTAATGACACCAAGGATCAGGACTTGACTCTACAGGTTGGTCCTATGGCATTTTATGAGGACATGATTGATGCATCTTTTCATATAGAGATTATGATTTCCGATGTATTTGGGTGGTTAGAGAGTTTTCCTATAAGAAGTGGATCAAAAGTTTACCTTCGTATCAAAACTCCAACCGGAGTAATAGATTTTGAGAGAGATCCATTATATATCAGTAATATTTCAACAGCAGGGTCTACAAGTAAGAAAGAAGTCTTTGTAATGCAACTTGAATCTAAAACAGCATTCAACAATCATTTGAGAAGATTGTATAAAAAATATAATGCTCCCACCAATGAAGTTGTCAAAGAGATACTGACAAAAGACTTAGAGGTTCCTGATGTCAGAGTATTGGAAGTAGAAGAACCCAGTAATAAGATAGAATTTTTAGGTGTTTATAAGAGACCTCTGCAAACATGTGTAGGATTAGCAGTCAAATCAATACCCAAGAATCATAGTAAGAAAGAAATTAGTAAAGGTGGATCAGGAATGTTCTTTTGGGAGACTCTCAAAGGGTTCAGATTCCAGAGTCCAGATCAAATATTTGCAAAGGCAATTGAGAATAAAGATGAGGTGATCAAGTTTGAGAAGGTTGCTGCTTTCAATGCTCTTGACCCTAAAAATAATTTTCATGTGACAAACGAACCCTTCTGGAATAATAATCATAATTTGTTCGAGAAACTTTCGATGGGTCAATATAGTTCTCAGTTTGGATTATTTGATTCATCAAGTAGGAAAAACGTAGTAATAGAGAGAGATGGTGAAGCAAAACATGATTATAATGCTGATAAGGATGGAGATATACTATCAAACTCAGAATACTTTCAACCAAAAGAATTCAGTACTATGCCATCAAGACATATGTTATTGGTAAAGGATGAGCGTTTGTTTGATAACTCTGACGAACAGGACGATAGTAGCAAAACTTCCATGGAACATGTAGAATATGAAGCAAGGAGACAATCACGCTATTCTGCATTATTCTCTCAGACACTAGAGGTAACCGTACCCCTAAATCTAAATTTACATGCAGGAGCAGTTGTGAACCTCAAGTTTCCTCGAATAAATATAGACAAACCCAGTGGTGGAGACAATAATCCTGCTTCTGGATTCTATATGATCAAATCACTGTCTCACAAATTTGGATCCGAAGGTGATTTCACTGGGATGCAATTAGTAAGAGACGCTTACTCAAAACTATCATGAAAAGCATAGAAGATCACATAGCACACGACAAAGAGGTCATCGCTGACCCTATCGCAAGTCCTGCTGCTAGAAGGCATGCAAAGGCTGATTTGCATGAATTAGAAGAATACATGGATCATCACAAGGAAGAGATCGATGCAGGGGATCATCATGACCCTAATGCACTTGAACTATTCTGTGATATGCATCCTGACGAACCAGAGTGTCTAATATACGACGACTAAATGCCAATTGAATCCCGTCTAAATTCAATAAACTTTGCCGGTTCTGATGGATTTCCATACTTCAGAGGACAGGTGACGACTGATGCTGCATGGCGTCAGCACTCAGAAAAGTACGGGTATAGAGTCAAGGTAAGGATATATGGAGTTCACCCTCCATCCAATATCGTACCGGACTCCGACTTGCCATGGGCACCTGTCTTAGTGTCTGCTCAATTTGGTTCTGGTAAAGCATGTGCCGGAACATCATTAGGACTACAAGGTGGAGAGACTGTCATAGGTTTCTTTGCTGACAATGACAAACAACAACCAGTCATTCTTGGATGCTATCAAACTGAAGCAGTACATGAAAATGTGTTAGCATATCCTACTGATGCGAGTGGAAGTAGTTCATTTTATGAAGTGGAGGCGAATCCTTTCCTAACATGGGGAGAGGGCAACATGCCTGTCAATCATAATGATACTAAGAAAATCAATGGAACACTCAAGAGGAATAATAAAACCAGTAATGGTAAGAGTACTAAACAAAATATTATTGATAATGAAAACCTTATAGTCAAGAGGGCACAAAAGTGTAAGGGTGGTAAGGGATTCATGAATGAACTCTCACGATCACTTGCATCTTTTATAGAAGTGACAGGAAAACTTGAAAAGTTTCAAGACACTTACATAGATCCTGTGATGGATGAGTTACGAGACGTTCAAAAACTCGTAAGTGATACAGCACAACTTATATCAGGGGCATATGCTCAAGTCATTAGACTTGCGAGAAAATTTTTGTTTGCCAAGATATATGAGTTGGTTGAGCAACTTATGGGATTTCTACAACTCGATAGTCTATTGAAAGATATTGCTGTCAAGAAAGCAGTGGATTCAATATATTGTGTCATAGAGAAAATTATCAAGAGTCTACAGAAAGTTATAGAAGATTTCTTGATAGGGTTGATAGGTAAGATTGTACAAGCACCCCTTTGTGCAGCAGAGCAATTCCTAGGTGGATTGAACACAAAAATGTTCAATGAGATCGAATCTGCTATCGGAGATGCGATGAGTTCATTGTCTGGGATACTAGGTCCAATTGGAAATTTCATGGGTTATATTGAAAAGGCAATGGGTTATGTTCAAATAGGTTTGAAGTTCTTGGCATGTGAAGATCAAGAATGTGAACCAGAACCATATGATTGGGCATTGAACTTCGGTCCAACAAAACAACAAAAACTTGATTTCAAGAAAACCATTGATATCTCTTCAAAATTCAATGTTGCAGGAATCGGAAAGTCAGTTACAGATGGTATAGATAAATTCTTCGGATTAGATGAAGATGATATTGAAAATGCAGAAAGAGTTGCAGAGATTATTGGTGATTGTCCAATCAATAATAAAGTTTGTGGTCCACCTAAGATAGAAATATTTGGTGGTGGCGGAATAGGTGCAGCAGCAAATGCTGTCATTAATGAGTTTGGAGAAATAGTGGGTGTTAATATGCAGTCACTAGGTGTTGGATATACTGAGAAACCTTATGTTAGTATAATAGACAATTGTGATGGTAGAGGAGCAGAAGGTGAAGCGATAGTAAGAAATGGTCAAGTCATCAATATTATAATAAGAAGAGGTGGTGGAGGATATCAAGTTCCAGAAAATGTTTCTGATGGTGAGGGCATAGATGTGGTAGGTGAAATAGAAGGTGTAGAGATTATCAGAACTGGTAGAGATTATAAACCGGGAGATCTTATAACAAGTAGATGTGGTACACTCGAACCAATTTTAGATGGCACTGGTAGAATCGTTGGTGCTAACGTAGTCAACGCTGAAGTTGGATGTAAAGTTATTCCAAAACTCTCAATAAATAGCGATACTGGATATGGAGCACTCTTGAGACCTATCATGAGATATAAGAAAGTGGAAGATTATGATTCGACAATTCCTGCTGACAGCACCATGAGAGTTGTTGATTGTGTGAGTTCTTACTAATGGCAGAAGAAAGAATATCCCCACCTATGATCATAAACACTCCCGAAGATGGATTTCTTCGGGTTGGTTTGACGACTGAGGCAACTGTAGATCGTCCTGATCAGGTTCAGTTAGCAGGTGGATGTGGAGCGAGTCTTAGAATTTTTGATGATGGAGGATGGGAACTAAGATCTGTAGATAAACCCGGAAAACCTAATAAGAAAGGTTGTAATATCATAGCAAGAGGAGAAGGTGGGTTACACATCTATTCAGATGGTGATGTTAATATAGATGCAAAAGGTGACTTCAATGTGACTGCCAAGAATATTACAATGAACACCACTGCAGATGATGGAGACTTTACTGTTTTTTGTAAAAGAGATATAATGTTAGATGCAGACAATAATTTCAAAGCATTTGGAACAAAATGTGTAGTTTCAGCAACGGACACAATGATTACACACTCTAAAGGTTGGAACTTGATCGTGGGTAATCCAGTATATGTTTATGAGAAGAAATCTAAACTTATACCTACCAGTACAAGTGATATCGTAAATGGTATTCTTGATCAATTTTTATTAGGAGTATGATATTTTTCTCGATTATATTATCATTCTTTGCTAATCATCTACCTGTGATGTACGTTCAAGTACCACAGTGGACAGATGACTGGGCAGTTTGTGCTGTAGATATACCTGATGCAAAGTGTCATTGGTATATCGTGTCACCTGACAATACATTCGGTGAAGGTTTTGACTGGGAAACAGCACCATGGTTCGATGCTAACGGACTAAATGATATAGCACCCATGCAAGCAAAAACAGTCGTGCAAAAACTACAGGAAAGATAATGGAATCACCAGAAGTATCAACGGGTAAACTCTATATCGGTCCAAGTATACCGGTAAAACTTGATCTATCAGCATTTACTCTCAATTCAAAACTTCCGTTCAATGGAACACTAGCATGTGTGGGACCTGCCTTCTTTGGTGCAGTTCCACCAACAGGTTTTGCAAGAGCAATGTGTCAGATGGGTCCGGGAATACCACCATTTGTATCAGCAGTTCCGGGTCTGACACTTGAAGTGACAGGTGGAACACACTTGATGGGATATCTGAATGCTTTTGGATTGAACTCACTGATTGGTGTGACTAATAATATTGGTGTTCATAATGGTATAGGACTCAAGAATATGATTGGGTTCCATAACAGGATAGGAAAGCAGACCGCAGTTGGTGGAGAAACATCAGCAGAACCGAAGAAGTTCTGTGCAGCACCAACGATGACTCTTACATCTGTAAATGGTACACTAAGAGGTAATTGGAAACATAATGGCACACCACTAACTCTCCTGCATGCTCACTCAGATAGAAATCTAAAGAAAAATATACAACCTATACTATCACCTCTGTCTAAAGTTCTACAACTTCAAGGTGTGACTTTTGAATGGGATCATGCTAAGTTAGCAAAGAATAGACCGGGAACAAATATGGGATTGATCGCTCAAGATACTGAAAAAATAGTTCCAGAAGTCGTTATAAATATGACCATAGATGCTGATGGCGAACAAAAAGAAGTCAAAGGTATCATGTACGAAAACCTTACTGGTCTCTTAGTTGAGGCGATAAAGGAACAAAACAAGCGAATTGAACATCTAGAACAATGCATTATTACACTACAAGCGGAAAAGTCCACACCGACGGAATCATAGAATTGCCGGAAGAATGGCGGGGTAATATTATACCAGAAACAATTGCTGTACAACTGACTGCAATAGAGACAGCTCAGGAATTGTTTGTAAAGGAAATACAGTGGGGAACGAAGGTTATAATAAGAAATGGTGGTGGTGGTTCATTGAATGCTTATTATACTGTAACTGCAGAAGCATGTGAACCAATAGTATTGAATGACCGCAGATCAAAAAAGAAAAAGTTGACTGCATAGTTTAATGTGGTATAATATGTGAGTACCCGACTTTTATTATGATTGATGAATTTGTAGATCTCGTAGAGGTAAATATCGCTGCGAGATCTTTTTCTTTGTTTGGTTCTAATGGATCTTCAAAGGTTATCGATAAACTAACAGTAAATCAATTCATGTCAGTTCTTGAAGTCATAAGAGCAGCAGAAAACGAAACGGAAATAATTTATGTATGAGCAAAATAAGATGCCCTGTGTGCGGACATATCTGCAATAGCAGAATAGAATTTGGTTCGCATATAAGGCGTTGTCAAGCAATAACTGGAGATAGAAATTTCAAGTTCAATAGAAAAAAGAACTCAAAGAAGAAAAAGAAAAGATAATTACTCTCTTATAAACTGAGCAAGATCAGGGTCTTGCAGTGTCTGTACTATTAAGTTTGCACTAGAAATATCAGAATCTAATTCAACTTGTGTCTTACGGTATCCATATCTCTGTAATTGATACTCTGATCGTGCTGCTTTCAATTCATTTATAGGTGTTATTACAGCATCTCGTGTTGCTTGTGCTGCTGTAATTTCATTATTTTTTGCAGTGATACTACTAGCATATGATGGACAACTTCCTGTCAATTCAAAAAATGTTCCAATACTGACAGTTGTTATAGCAGTATGAGTTGCAAGTCCAACGTTTGATGTGGTCATTGCAAAATTACTTTCATTGAATGGATCTTCACCGGTGTATGAATTATCAGTGTAATCATAATCGAATAGTGTAACTACGTCTCTTCTTACATCCACAACTGCTGTGGCATCAGATACATAAGACGAACATCCTACCTGTGCAGCACCCGTGTACAGATTGAATAAATCTGTCTGTGCATCACTAACAGGAGTGTTGAGTGTTAATATACGATCATCTAATCCTTGTGTAATTGGATCGAATCTGTTTATAACTTCATCTAGGTTTTCTATTTTAGCAAGAATATTATCTTCTGAATCTTTTATTTCAAAACCCTCTTGAGTTTTTGTTACTTCAGTCTTATCTTTCGCTGCTTTCTTTGCCTTCTCTTGAAAGGTCACTATTAGTTTTTCGGTTTCAGGACCAGATGCCATAGTATAAATAGGTTGAAGGAGATAGTGTCAGTATTTATAGGTATGCCGTTAAG